TGAAGTTTGAGAATTTGAACCCTCTTCCGGCTGCAAAGCTGGACGGGTTTGAAGTATCGAACGAGGAGGATGATTGGGAGTACTTAGCAAAACTAAGTCGCGAACATAACCTCCGTTTGGGGATTGGGGATCCTAGCTCTCTCGAGGAGAGCGACGAGACCCCAGAAGAGTGCTTTGACGGTGATCAACCGTCATCTACGGACCCATGCGACGTTAGCGTTCCTGTCCAGATCATGGACGCAGCGCTAACCTTCGTCGCGAAGAACGCAAAGACGTACCGGGCTATAGCTACAGAACCCCCGTTGAACGGGGTTTACCAACTCGCGTTGGGTGACTATATTGCCAGGCGTCTAGCTAAGTTCGGGGTTGACCTCTCTGACCAGAGCCGCAACCAGCGGCTCGCGAAAGAGGGGTCATTAACGGGGGCCTTAGCAACCCTCGACCTATCTTCGGCCAGCGACACGGTAGCGACAGAACTCGTCTACCACCTTCTACCTGTTGATTGGGCTCTGGCCTTATCAGTTGGGCGCTCGTCTGCTGTCCTCTATAAAGGAGAGCGGATTGTGCTTGAGAAGTTTTCCAGTATGGGCAATGGGTTCACCTTTGCCCTAGAGAGCCTGATATTTTGGGCTCTCGCCAGTTCATGTCTTCCTGGTGGTACAGTTTCCGTTTACGGAGATGACATCATCGTCGAGACAACGGCAGTTCCCCTCCTCACGGAGGTTCTCACTGCTTGTGGATTTATCCTGAACACTGGAAAGTCGTTCTCCACTGGACCCTTCCGGGAATCCTGTGGTGCCGATTACTATCGCGGCTTCGATATCCGGCCGTACTACCAGAAAGATCTGGTATGCGCTGCCGACCTGATGAAACTGCACAATTTTTACGTGCGGCGCGGGTATGAGGAGAGGGCGGAGATGGTACGCAAAACGTACTTACATCCCACTTTCCACATATTCGGTCCTGACGGCTACGGAGATGGTCACCTCTTGGGTGACTTCTCCCCTCTGCGCAAGCAGAGACATGTTCGTCATGGATATTCGGGTTTCGTTTTCGACACGTTCAAAGAAGCAGGTTTAAGGATGCCCCGTAAGGGTTTCTTGCCTGGCGACTACGTGTTCTCCCTTTATACGATCTACACGCGGGCCTCCGAGCCGCTGTATGATTCGTTAGGGCCCCTGGGTTCACACCTAGGTGCTGACGCTTACTCACGTGTGCAGGGGTGCATTGAGCACCTCACCCGTGGTAGGACAGTCGGGGAGGCCATTCCAGAGGTTAACACTGATGTTAACGGGGAATGGTGGAGTCTAAAGGCACCTTCGGTGCCCGGCTCCCTTGACTATAAACGGATATCGATCTACACTCTGAAGTGAGTATAACCTTCATCCGGTGACACCTTCGGGTTGTTACTCCGCGAA